GGGTATGATGTATCAAACGTAGATGAAAATGTTTATCCAGATTATAGCTGGCCAATATGGGTTAAGATGAAATCTGGTAAAGAAATGCCTGTAAAAATGAAACCAGGTGATATGTTAATCTATAAAGGTTGTGATTTAGAACATTGGAGAGAGAAGTTTAAAGGTGTAAATCATGCTCAATTATTTTTACACTACAACAGATTAAAGTCAGAGGGTATATCACACTTTGATGGCAGACCTGGACTAGGTATGCCTGGTTATTTTAAAAACCATAATGTTCTAATAAATGACGACAACTAGATATTTAATAATAGATAAGAAAAACGAAGTCTATCTCAAAATAGAAGCAGACGCTGATATTAGAAGAGAGTTAGGTGAATACTTTACATTTGAAGTACCTGGTTTTAAATTTATGCCACAGTTTAGAAACAGAGTATGGGACGGCAAAATTAGATTGTTTTCATATGCGACAGGTCAAATATACACAGGTTTATATCCTTATGTATTAAATTGGTGTGAAGAAAATAATGTACAAGTTGTTGATGGTACAAAGATACAAGATACAAAAATAGATGATACTAAATTAGATAATCTAATCAAAGCACTAAAACTACCACACGAAGTTAGAGATTATCAAAGAGAAGCATTTAAACACTCAATTGAAAAAAATCGTTGTTTACTAGTCTCGCCTACTGCTTCAGGCAAATCACTTATCATATATCTTATGTTGATATTTAATCTATTGAGACTAAAAGATACTAAACAAGATAAGATTTTAATTATAGTACCTACAACATCTTTAGTTGAACAGTTGTTTAAAGACTTCAAAGATTATGGTTATAATAGTGAAAGAAATGTACATAGAATATATCAAGGACACGAAAAAGACACAAACAAAAGAGTAATAATATCTACTTGGCAGTCTATCTATAAGTTGCCAAAAGTATGGTTTAAACAGTTTGGCATGATAATAGGAGACGAAGCACACTTATTTAAGGCAGTTAGTCTATCTAAAATAATGACTAAATTGGAGACATGTAAATACAGAGTAGGTTTGACAGGTACTTTAGATGGTACTAAGACACACAAACTAGTATTAGAAGGTTTATTTGGTACTGTAAACAAAGTTGTATCTACAAGTGAACTACAAGAAAAGAAACAATTAGCTGACCTAAAAATTATGTGTCTAATATTACAACATGATAAGACTGCTAGAGAATTTTTAAAAGACAAAACATACCAAGAAGAAATGGATTATCTTGTTTCAAATTCTGCTAGGAATAAATACATACGGAATTTGTGCTTATCATTAAGAGGCAACTCACTTTGTCTATTTCAATATGTTGAAAAACACGGCGAAATCCTAAAGAAGTTAATCGAAGAAAAAGCAGGAGACCGTAAAATATTTTTCATCTATGGAGGAGTAGAAGCACATGAACGAGAACAAGTTAGAGCCATTACAGAGAAGTCGGATAACGCAATTATTATCGCTAGTTACGGCACCTTTAGCACTGGTATCAATATCCGTAATCTACACAATATTGTTTTTAGTAGCCCTAGTAAAAGTCCTATAAGAATTTTACAAAGTATCGGTAGAGGGTTAAGATTAAAAGACAACAATTTAGACGCTACATTATACGACATATCAGACGATTTATCTTACAATGACAAGGAAAACTATACACTTGCTCATTTTAGAGAAAGGATAAATATATACAGTGGAGAACAATTTAATTATGAGATACATAACATAGAGTTAAAAAATGCCTCAAAAGTCTGAAAATTTACTCGGTATAAAAATAATCAAACTAATTAATGGTGATGATATTGTATGTGTATTACCTAGCAATCAGTTACCTGATAAGTCACCTTTAATAAGATTATCAAAACCATTACAAGTCAAGTATGTTCCTCAATTAACACCTGGGGGATTTAAAGACTATGTGGCACTTATTAAATGGGCAGCCTATACTCCCGATACAATAGTTACTATTCCTAAAGATAAAATTATGACCATTGTAAATGCTAGTGAAGAAATGAAGAAGAGTTACACTACGGTGGCAACTACTTATGAAAGTGTAAAAATACCACAACGTGATAATAGAAAATATCAAAGAGAACAATTTAGTGATGAAGAAAATGAGGATATTAATGATTTATTTGATGAATTTAAAGACGACCCTAAAACGATCCATTAGCTCCAAGCAATACTTTATAAACGGCTACACGCCCATTATACATAAAATTTATAAAAAGTCAATGTTGGTTTAACACGCCATAACATTGACAATTAAAGTGAAAGGTGTTATATTAATACTATGACAACAAAAAAATTAAAACCCCATTATGTTGATAACAAAGAATTTTTAGAAGCAATGAAAGGCTATAAAAAAAGTGTAAATAAAGCAAAAAGAGAAAAGAAAGAAAAGCCACCAGTGACTAATTACTTGGGCAGTTGTTTTCTAAAAATAGCGAATCACTTATCATATAGACCAAATTTTATCAATTATACATTTAGAGACGACATGATTTCTGATGGTATAGAAAACTGTTTACAATACCTAGATAATTTTGATCCTGTAAAATCTAAGAATCCATTTGCTTATTTTACACAAATTATATTCTATGCTTTTGTAAGAAGAATACAAAAAGAAAAGAAACAAGTTACTATTAAACATAAACTTATTATGGATAATAACTTAGATGATTTTGCTTTACAACCACATGATAATCAAGGCGAATATACTAATCAGTTTAAAGAGTTTTTACAAAAAAATTTAAAAATTGAAGAACAGCCTAAAAAAGAAAAGAAACCAAGAAAGAAAAAAACTGTTAAGTCTTCTAAATTCTTTATATAATTATGAAAATAGCCTTATTGAATGATACACACTTCGGTGTGAGAAATGATAGTCCAGCCTTTAGAGATTATCAAATTAAATTTTATGATGAAGTATTTTTTCCATACTTAAAAGAAAACAATATTACAAACTTAATACATTTAGGTGATGTAACTGATAGAAGAAAGTTTATCAACTTTCAAACTTCTAGTGTTTTTAGAGAAAAGTTTTGGAAAAGATTATGGGAGATGAAGATTGATACACATATCATAATCGGTAACCACGATACTTATTTTAAAAATACAAACAAAGTAAATTCAGTAGAAGAATTATGTACAACATTTGATGGTGTAAACGAACCATTTATCTACACAGGTCCTAAAGAAGTAGAGATAGGTGGTTGTCGTATGTTATTTTTACCATGGATATGTGATGATAATTATGAAGACTCAATTTATGCGATAGATAATTCAACAGCAGATATTTGTTTTGGTCATTTAGAAGTAAAAGGGTTTGAAATGCAAAAGGGTTTATTTAACGAACATGGTTTAGAACCTACACAATTTAAACGTTTTGAAAAAGTTATGTCAGGACATTTTCATAAAAAATCAGATGATGGTCGTATCTATTATCTTGGCTCTCAATATGAAATGACTTGGTCAGATTATAAAGACCCAAAAGGTTTTCATATTTTTGATACAGAAACTAGAGAACTAACAAGAATAACTAATCCTCTTAGAATGTTTAAAAAGATCATTTATAATGATACAAAAGAAGATTATTTAACAAAAGATTTATCAGAGTTTGAAAACAAAATAGTAAAAGTCTTTGTTGCTAATAGAACAAATGAAGATATGTTTAACTCATTAATAGATAGACTACAAAACAAAATAAATGTACATGAGGTAAATGTTATTGAAGATGTACAAAGTGATATGGCGTCTAGTGTAAGAGAAGATATATTAGATCAAGGAGAAGATACTATTACATTTTTAAATAATTATGTAGATCAAATACAAACTGATTTAAACAAACAAAAATTAAAAGAGTTTATTAAAGAAACATACGTTGAAGCAAACGATCACTATTCAGGTTAATTATGAAATTTGAAGCACATTTATTATGGTCAACACCTTTGTATCTAACAACTGATACTAATTTAGATAATGATAAGTTAGCAAAATATATTTACAACGAACAAAAAAATGATCCTGATGGTAGAGTAATATCAAATGATCAAAATGGTTGGCAAAGTAAACTACTTGATCCTAATAGTGAAGCAATAAAACCATTATCAAATACAATACTTAAACTATGTTTAGGAATAAAATTAGGTATAGAAAATATTAAGATACCTCAAATATGGGCAAACATTAATCCTACAAATAGTTTTAATGTACCTCATCAACATGGCACTTATCATATATCAGGTACTTACTATGTACAAACGCCAGAGAATTGTGGAGACATAGTACATAGAGATCCAAGACCAGGTGCTTTGTCAAACGGATTTTTTAACGATAGATTTGATCACGGTGAATGTAGAAAGACATATGTTAAAGAAGATTTATTAGCAATATGGCCGAGTTTTGTAGATCATTATGTTGAGCCAAATAGAAATACAAAAGACAGAATAAGTATAAGTTTTGATGTGAATGTTATATGATTATATTTAAAAAAATAAAATGGAAAAACTTTTTATCTACTGGTAATCAATTTATTGAAGTAGATTTAAATAAGTCAAATACAACATTAGTTATAGGCACAAATGGTTCAGGTAAATCAACTTTACTTGACGCTATGACCTTTGTTTTATTTAATAGACCATTTAGAATTATTAAAAAAGATCAAATGATAAACACTGTTAATAACGGTGAAGCATTAGTAGAAATAGATTTTTCAATAGGTACAAAACAATATAAAGTTAAACGAGGTATAAAACCTAACATATTTGAGATATATGAAAATGGTGAACTAATTAACCAGGATGCTTCAAGTGTTGATTATCAAAAAGTTTTAGAAAGAAATATAATGAGATTAAGTTATAGATCATTTATTCAAGTTGTATTGTTAGGTTCTTCATCTTACGAGCCGTTTATGAAAATGAAATCTCGTTATAGAAAAGAAGCAGTAGAAGAAATACTTGACATTAAAGTGTTCTCACATATGGATTGGATGCTAAGAGATCAACAGTCAACACTTAATAAAAAACTTATAGAAGTAAAACATAACGCTGACTTAATTAAATCTAAACATGAACTAGAAGAAAAACATTATAATGATATTAAGAATAGAAATACAGATGATAAAACTTATAAAGAAGATCAATTAAAAAAATTAGATTTAGATAAAAAGAATTACTTAGAAAAGATACAACAATTAGATAGTGAGTATAAACAACTAGAAGAACAAACAAAAGATAAAAATAAAACACAAACTAAATTATCTCAGTTAGAAAAAATAGAAACAAAAATAGAACATAATTTAGAAACACATAATAAAAATTTAGAGTTTTTTAGTGAAAACGATTATTGTCCTACTTGTACACAACCAATAGATGAACAGTTTAGATATGATAAACAAGGCAAACTAAAATCTAAAGTAGATACTTTAAATGATGGCATGAAAAAACTAGTAGAAGAAATAACTATCACTGAAAATAAACTATCACAAATTAATTCTATATCAGCAAAAATAACAGATTTAAATATAGAAATGTCAAAAGTTAATACATCAATAAACGAACTTAAAAAATTTAGTGATAATCTACACAATGAGATACTATTGTTAGACAATAAAAAAGAAGATAGTAATACTATTGAGCAACAATTAAATGAGTTATCAGAAAGATTAAAAGAAACAGAAACAGAATTACAAAAGATAACCGAAGAAAAAATTTATGTTGATACAGTTAGAGAAATACTATCAGAAAAAGGTGCTAAGACTAGAATTATAAAGAAGTATTTACCTATTATGAATACGTTAATAAATCAGTATTTACAAGAAATGGACTTTTTTGTTAACTTTAATTTAGATGAAGAGTTTAACGAAACAATTAAAAGTAGATTTAGAGATACATTTAATTACAATAATTTTAGTGAAGGTGAAAAGTTAAGAATAGATTTAGCATTACTATTTACTTGGCGACAAATTGCTAAAATGAAAAATAGTACAAATACAAATGTTTTAATATTAGACGAAATATTTGATAGTAGTTTAGATAGTCAAGGTACAGAGGACTTCTTTAAAATATTAAAAACATTATCTAAAGAAAATGTGTTTATAATATCTCATAAAGGCGATATACTATTTGATAAGTTTA